AGATCTGTGGTCCTTTCCTTGATGAATTGGTGGATGCAACTGGCACCACAGGCGATAAGAAATTTCATATTGCATCATACCTGAAGCAGTTCTTTAATAATGAGATTAAGAATGCTCGTAGTATTTCTAACATCGATGAGACGATGTATGACATGCTCAATTTTTATGAGGAGAAAACAAGCAAAGAACTTGCCAAGATCAAGACGGTAAAAAATCTGACAGTAAAAAGAAATCTTGTGTATGGCAGTCAGAATTATGTCGTAGATAATGTCTATAAGTTCAAAGCGATGCTTGCACTGTATAAGGAACTACAGGCAGTCAAGCAAATGGTTATAGATAAACTGGACCACCTGGAAGAGTTTAGAACATACGTTCAGACTGACAAAGGATATAAGGTCACAACTCCTGAGGGATATGTTCTGCATAAAGATGGCAGCATGATCAAGTTTGTTAATCGCTTGGAGTTTGCATACAACAACTTCACTCTGCAGAAGCAATGGCGTTAAACTGTAATACATGCTATTTTACTTTTGGTAGGTTCCAACCACCTACTACTGGTCATGCTGAAAACTTTGCTGGTGTAAAACGCGAAGCGGGTTCTCATGATTATCGTATCTACATCTCACAGACTGTAGATAAGAAAGGTAGTAATCCTTTGCCACCTGACAGAAAATTATATTACATGAACAAGATGTTTCCAGAGCATCGTGGTAAAATATTCTCTGGACCTAAACAACCTGTTGCTATCTTACAAGATCTCATGCTTGCAGGATATAATGAGGTTGTTTTTTTAGTAGGATCTGACAGGGTTTCCGCTATGCAGTTCCTCCATAAATACAACGGAAAGGATTTCTCATTCAGGAAGATCGAGATTAGATCTTCTGGAAGTAGAGACGCTGATGGTGATACCTTTGCCATTTCTGGAACAAAGATGAGGCGTGCAGCACATGCCAAAGACTTTGGAACATTCAGAAAAGGTATTCCTAGAGCATTAAATGATCGTGATTGTCGTGCTCTAATGGCAGAGATCGCAGAAGCACTACCAGATAATTTTAAATGAAGGATTTTAAGAAGTTAAGAGAAGAAGCACTGCGACAGCAGCAACGTCACACTGAAGTTTTTAAGGAAGGTGATGCTGTCATGTCTGCCCGTTCAGGAGACAAAGGACACATCCACAGAGTTGGTGGTAACTATGCCATTGTAATTTCTGAAGAAGGTCAAATGTTTCGTGAGTGGATTAAGAACATTAGATCTATAAATAATACGAGAAGAACTTCCTTATTAAACGATGAAATATCAGAAGCCAGTTAATAACGTCAATAGCAATGATGAATTTTCATCAGGATTGATGGAAGCTTATGGTCAGTGGATGGGAGGCGACTGCTTCCAGAATACTTCATATGAACTCAATTTATCTGAGGCACCTTTTGATGGCATGATGCCACAGTCGCATGGTGCTAAGATTGACGACACTACTAAGAAAAAGAAGTCTGCTTCAAAAGAATCTCCAAAAGCACAACTCGATATCGCAGGCGAAGGAGAAGTTCTTGAGCGTGAAGAGTATGAAGTTGATGGCGAAACTTATGTCATCGAGAAGAAGAAAGGTCTAGACGGCAAGGCATGTTGGAAGGGATACAAACTTGCTGGCACTAAGAAGAAAGGTGGAAAGACTGTTGATAACTGTGTTAAAGCAGGTGACGAAGTAACTCATGAGGGCGAAGAAATCGCTGAGAAGAAACTTGATCCCGTTGGTAAGGAAGACAAGGACATCGACAACGATGGTGACCACGATAAGTCTGACAAGTATCTATTAGCACGTCGTAAGAAAGTCAGCAAGATCATTGCAATGAAGGGCAAGAAATGAAGACATTCAAACAACTACGCGAAGAGTGTGGGTGTAAAGACAAAGAACGTAAAAGCAAAAAGAAGAAGTCTCCTGTAGAAGTCATGCCTACTGTTAATGATGGGCAGAAGGGCATGACTACTAAACCCACTAATGAGTCTGTCTTTGCTGGCAACTATGAGGGACCTTTGTATGCAAGACATCCTGATCTCGTCATTGCCGAGAAGGCAGTGTCCAAAAAGCAGCAAAAATTCATGGGTATGGTCAGAGCTGCTCAAAAGGGTGAAGGCGCGTCGTCGCCTGAGGTTGCCAAAGTTGCTTCCAGCATGAAGAAGAAGGACGTTAAGGACTTCGCTTCTACGAAACATAAAGGACTACCAGAGAAAAAGAAGGAGAAGAAATAAATAAGCTTGCACATCGCAATAAGATCATGCTTGCTTTTCTACTCCCACTCGCATCCAAAATTATTTCTGACGCTGTTGCCAAACTTCCCGATGATGAGGAACTTGGTGAGAAGTTAGTCGATATCTGCTTGCTTATCCTTGGCAAGGCAGTCAAACTAACAAAGACAGACATGGACGATAAGTTATTCGCAGTTGTCGAACAGGCAATCCAGAAGCGCGAAGAAGCCTGAGAATATAAATAAATTTTAGGAAAATTAGTTTATCAACTGGAGTACGTATCCATGTCCTTGTATAGTCGTGCTGAAACGCAAGCACAATCAATCAAAGTTCTAAACACAACTGAGAAGGCTTCCGTTAAGAAGTACGAATCTGACGGTACGCTTGTAGCACATGATGGTAATACCAATGCTACCTCTGGTGCTGAAGGTAATGCTGCTATTCAAGCAAGAGCAGTTTTTATCGATGACACAGAAGCAACCCTCGCTGAGAATACTGAGCGTGGTCTAAATTCTCCTGGTTGGTGGCAATATACCACATACACAGACGCTGATGGCAATACTCGTCATAAGGCAGTTCAACTAGTATCAATGAAAGATGCTCCTGTCAATACTGCTGATAGTGATGACGATGTTGCAGCAGATGTTGCTTCTGTAATCACTATCTCGGCACAACCTGCTGATGTTGGTGCTGCAGCAGATCCATTCACTGGAACATTTGCTGTTACAGCAGCAGCTGATACTGGCACTGTTGAATATCAGTGGCAGCGTCAAACTGCAACTAGCACACGTTGGAGCAACATTACTGCCACTCTTGACGGTAGTGTTTATAGCGGTCAGACTGGCGCAACTCTTACAATCACTGGTGCTGCCAAGGCAGACCTTGATGGTTATAAGTATCGCGTAAAACTCACTTCTGATGCTGGTGCTGAGGAAGTTATCTCTGATGCTGCTACATTAACCTTCGCATGATCTGAATGAACTTCAATGAATTGACGCCAGACAACTGGCTCTTCTTTGCTATTCAAAATTACAATAACCCGTCGTCCGTAACTTATTCAGACTTTGAAGAAGACTTGAAGAGATTTAAGTACATCAAACGACTGTTAAAAAGATACTCGACGACGGGTGAATTGAAAACACATTTAATTCTAAATCATGTGATTGTATTGTATAATGTATTTGGTGAGGCAGCGACACCGCTGCTTTTTTATAAGACGGAAGCAACATACTGGTCTCAAATCAAGGCGTTTATGTTGTTTCTAAATAGATTACCACCTTCACTTACCGAGGATGCTGACGAGGAATGTCTGAAAAGTCTGAATCTAATCTAAATGAAATGATTAATAATGCTGGCGATGGTTCTGGTCTTCAGTTACCACCCGCTTTTGTTATGGTAAATCCTAAGCAACATCGTAGGTATAAGAAGGCAAATCAAGATAAAGTTGATGGGCGCACTAAGGGTGCCCGCTCTCTCTTCGATCGCATTCAGAAAAGAAAAATGAAAGAACAAGTAGAAACTCAAATTGATGAGGCAATTGTGTCTGACACAGAGAGGGCACAGAAAGTCATTCAGCAAGGCAAGAAACTCAATCGCCAGAAAGATCTTCAGAAGAAGAGAAAGGAAGCGAAGGAGAAAATGATGCGTAAGTCCAGTGAAATGGACACTCTAATGAAGGCACGTATGTCTGACTTTAAAAAGAAAGCAAAGGACCAAGAGAAAAAGGTCCAACAAAAAAATTCTTATGAACCACAAGGTGAAATTATGACTGAAAATCAAGATGTAATTCAAGTTGCTCTCGACGTTGCAACTGCTGAATTGAATCCACAGGGTGAAGGTTCCTTTGCTAAGGTACAGTTCTCTGATGGTTCTACACAAAACCTAGACAACTTCTCTGCTAAGCGTATCGCTGCTTGTTATGCTCAACTAGATGACACACATAAGCAACAGTTCCAGTACATGCTTAACAAGGACGCTTCTTCTTATCAGTCTGCTCTAGACTTCGCAGTGAGGAATGTTTGATCGTGGCATTCGGTCTTGGTAAATTAGCAGTTTTAGAATCAAAACTGAACATTTATGAAGATCTCTCCAAAGAGATGCTTGACAAACTTGAGAGAGCGGTAACAACCATCTCTGACAATAGTAATAAGATTGCTATTGTATTGGAACGCCATGAAAATCGCTTAGATGATAGCGAAAAATCTGATCAACTCATCATCAAAATGATGGAAGAGATGAAACTTCAGGAAGAAAAGAACCACAAAGTTTTGCATGATCGGATTGATAGAATTCAAAAGAAAGTAGATGCAAACCAGAAGTTTGTAGTTGGTGCCACTGCTGTTCTTGCTACTCTTGTGGCAGTCGGACAAGTGATTGCACCTATGTTAAGACCCTTGACTCCTCAGGTGTCATCTGTTAGTATGGATACAGTGACGATGCCTGTTAGTGAGCTTTCTTGACGTTAAGTATATCCAACTAGTATCCTCTCGCCTTACCCTCTTCACCCGTAAGAAGGCAGACCTGTATAATTTCAGGTGTCCTTACTGCGGCGACTCTCAGAAGAGGCGTAACAAAGCGAGGGGATATCTTTTTAAGATCAAGAATGACTTTGTGTTCAAATGTCACAACTGTGGCATGGGAAGGACTCTTGCTAATTTTTTAAAGGATCAAGACACAATGCTCCATGATCAATATGTTATGGAGAAATTCAAAGATGGTAGAACTGGCAAGGGAACTACCGTACCCAATCCTAAATTCAATTTCAAAGAACCGAAATTTGTCAAAAAGGATACAGGTTTAGAGAAGATTTCTTCGCTAAATATTTCTCACCCAGCGAGAGAATATCTTGAACAGCGAGGAATCAAAGATCTAGATTACTTCTACTATTGTCCTAAGTTTAAAGCTTGGACAAATGAACAAAAGAAGATGTTTGATAACCTCAGGCAAGATAGTCCCAGAATTATTATCCCATTCCGAGACAAAGAAGGTAACCTGTTTGGATACCAAGGCAGATCGCTCGCCCCTAAGGCAAAACTAAGATACATAACGATCATGCTAGACGAAGAACATCCTAAGATCTTCGGACTGGACAGAATAAAAGACGACAAACCTGTTTATATTGTTGAAGGACCATTTGATGCGACCTTTATTGAAAACTCTGTTGCTATGGCTGGGTCCGACGCTGATGTTCGGACGTTTGGTTGGAGCAATTATATTTGGATATTTGATAATGAACCACGCAACAGAGAGATCGTCGCCCGAATCTCCAAAGTCATTGACCGAGGAGATAAGGTAGTCATTTGGCCTAATAAAATACAGCAAAAGGACATCAATGACATGCACCTTGCTGGACATGATGTACAAACTCTGGTAAAATCTAATATCTACCAGGGACTCGAAGCAACCCTAAAATTTAACGACTGGAAAAAAGTATGACAAACGGAGTTGGGATTAAGGTAAAGAAGCGTAGCGGCGCTGTAGAGGCGTTGAACCTGGACAAGATTCATAAGATGGTAGAAGAGGCATGTGAGGGTCTAGGGAGCGGTGTAAGCGCCTCTCAGGTAGAAATGAACTCTGGTCTCCAGTTCTTCGACGGTATCGAAACGAAGGACATTCAGGAGATCTTGGTGCGTTCTGCTAGCGACTTGATTAGTTTGGAAAGTCCCAACTATCAATTCGTTGCTGCTCGTCTGCTTCTGTTTGCAGTTCGTAAGCAAGTCTTCGGACCATCGTGGGTTGATGGATATCCATCTGTTCTTGATCACTGTTACAGTTGTGTTGAGAAAGGTGTATATGATAAAGAAATTACTGATAAGTATACTTACGAAGAGTGGTCTAAGATTAATTCTTGGATTGATCATGAACGAGATATGCTATTTACCTACGCTGGTTTGCGTCAGGTAGTAGATAAGTATTTGGTTCAGGATCGTAGTAATGGTGAGGTGTATGAGACACCCCAGTACATGTACATGATGATTGCTGTAACTCTCTTCCAAAACTATCCAACGGAAACGAGACTGGAATATGTCCGACGATACTACAACGCAATCAGCAAACACAAAATCAACATTCCCACACCTATCATGGCGGGAGTGCGAACTCCACTTCGACAATTTGCTAGCTGTGTTCTTGTTGATTCTGATGACACCCTCGATAGCATCTTTACTTCTGATATGGCTATCGGCAGATACGTTGCACAAAGGGCGGGTATCGGTATCAACGCGGGCAGAATCCGTGGCATCAACAGTAAGATCCGAGGCGGAGAAGTACAACACACAGGCGTCGTCCCGTTTCTCAAAAAGTTTGAGGCGACTGTCAGATGCTGCACACAAAATGGCATTAGAGGTGGAAGCGCGACAGTCCATTTTCCCATTTGGCACCAAGAAATCGAAGATATCCTAGTTCTCAAGAACAACAAAGGGACAGAAGACAACCGTGTCAGAAAACTCGACTACTCAATTCAGACCAGCAAACTATTCTATGAACGTTTCATCAACAACGAAGACATCACCCTCTTCTCTCCACACGACGTTCCTGGTTTGTACGATGCTTTTGGCACTCCTGAGTTTGATGATCTCTATCGCCAGTATGAATCTGATGGATCAATTCCAAAGCGATCTATCGGTGGTCAAGAGTTGGTTCTGGCACTCCTGAAAGAGAGAGCAGAGACTGGTCGTCTCTACATCATGAACATGGATCATTGTAACGAGCATTCCTCGTTCAAAGATAAGGTAAATATGAGTAACCTCTGTCAAGAGATCACTCTTCCTACCACTCCACTTCAGCATATTGATGGTGGAGGTGAGATTGCACTGTGCATTCTTTCTGCTATTAACGTTGGTAAGATCAACAAACTTGATGACCTAGAAAACCTCTGTGACCTAGCAGTCCGTGGTCTAGAGGAACTCATTGACTATCAGGATTATCCTGTGGAAGCAGCACGCATTAGCACGCTCGCTCGCCGTTCTCTTGGCGTTGGTTATATCGGACTAGCACACTACCTCGCTAAGCAAGGAGAACACTACGATGACTCAGCAGCATGGAAACTCGTCCACGACTTGTCTGAAGCTTTCCAGTTCTATCTACTCAAGTCAAGCAACACAATTGCCCAAGAGAAAGGCAAGTGTAGTTATTTCGATCGAACGAAGTATGCAGACGGTATCCTCCCAATCGACACTTATAAACGTGACATCGACGAGTTCTGTGGAACAGAGTTGAACTATGATTGGGAATCTCTTAGAACATCTATCACCACCCACGGTCTTAGGCACTCAACACTGTCCGCACAGATGCCATCAGAGAGCAGTTCCGTTGTGTCAAATGCCACAAACGGAATCGAACCACCTAGAGCATACATGTCCGTTAAGAAAAGCAAAAAGGGACCACTCAAGCAGATTGTTCCTCAGTATGGTAGTCTCAAGAATAACTACACTCTTCTCTGGGACATGAAGGACAACGATGGTTACATCAAAGTTGTCGCTGCTATGCAAAAGTTCTTTGACCAGGCAATTTCTGGCAACTGGAGTTATAATCCAGAGAACTATGACAACAATGAGGTGCCAGTATCTGTCATGGCAGGTGATTTCCTGAAGACTTACAAGTACGGATGGAAGACTTCTTATTATCAGAACACTTATGATCAAAAAGGAGACGAACCAGAACTGACCGCTGAGAAAAAAGAATCGATTGAAGATTTACTAAACCAAATTGTCCAAGTAGAGGAGGAAGACTGTGACAGCTGCAAGATTTAGAACGAACGGAGAACCCATGCGTAGCAAAGTAGAAGGGATGACAGTGTTCAACACCACTCAGTTGGACAGTACAAAGCAGAAGATGTTCTTTGGACCCCCTCTTGGGGTCCAACGCTATGACAAATTCAAATATCCTGTGTTTGATAAACTGACACAGCAACAACTTGGTTATTTCTGGCGTCCAGAAGAAGTATCATTGCAGAAGGATCGTGCCGACTATCAGACACTTAATGCAGCACAAAAGCACATCTTCACTAGTAACCTTAAGTACCAAATCCTCC